AAAAAAATATCATCCCAGCAGGAAACGCTGCGCTATCTGGATTATCGACCTATGTCGGAAACCCCAATGCTGAAGCTGCTATTTTGGCTATCTCCGTTGAAATCTTCCAATCCAGAACTGCCGCTGGTGGATCAATCGAAGGCGTAGATTTTGCCGTTACTCCTTACCGCCTGTCTAAGAATTTACTCGCCAAAGTAACTGGCTTACTTGGCCCTTATCTTGATGTCCAAACTATGGTGGGCTAATGCCAGCTTCAACAATTGCCACAGATGTTAGAGGCGCTATAAAGACCGCCTTGGCTGGATGCGCGGCTAATGTCTATGACTCAGTTCCAGAAGCGCCTATAGTTCCAGCAATTGTAGTTGTCCCAGATGCGCCTTATATGGAGCTTGAAGTGTTAGGCAAATCAACTACTCGCGTCAAATTAAATTACACAGTTACGGCTTGCGTTGCGTATTTCAGCAATGCCGCCTCATTAGACAATCTAGAGAAATTAATCATTAGTATTCTTGGAGCGCTAAACGCTTCCAAGTATGAGTTATCGACAGTCGATAGGCCGTCAGTAACAACAGTAGGAACGACCAATTTATTGGTTGCAGACATACGCTTGAGCGTCCGCTACGAGCAAACCGCATAGGAGACCCAAATGCCAACTACAGTAATAACTGGGCGCGATGTAACCTTTACACTCGATAGCGCTGCTTACGATGCCCAGGCAACAAGCGCAGTCCTCAGCTGCGAAACAATTATCGAGACCTATCAGACCCTTGATGGTCGCGCTTATAAGTCCGTTGATAAGCAATGGACATTCACAATTGAATTGCTACAGGATTGGGGAGCTGCTAGCTCACTATTCGAAGCAATGTGGTCTGATGCTGAATCAGCACCTAACACCACACTCGCAGTTTCATTTACGGCCGTAACTGGCGCAGTATTTGCTTTCAATGTATTGCCAATCTTCCCAGCAGCAGGCGGCGCAGCACCAGGAGCGCTAACTGATACTTGGACGATGACTGTCGTTGGAACACCTACAGAGACCTTCAGCTAAGAGATCGGAGCATCGGGAGCTATGAAACTATCAATCACAATTGAATATAACTCTGGAGAATCGGCAACTTATGTTGCTCAACCGCCAGAGTGGGCTAAGTGGGAAAAGGCAACTGGACACACTATTACCAAGGCTCAAGAAAATATAGGAATCTGGGACTTGATGTTCTTGGCCTATAACGCTTATAAGCGCGAAAACGCTGGTAAGCAAGTAAAGAGCTTTGATATTTGGATGGAGACAGTTGCCGACATTAAGACAGGCAACGATGACCCAAAAGCCATCAGCCCGACAGCGTAAGGCGGCTATTAGTAATAGTTGCTCTTAAGACTGGTATCCCAATGCAGTATTGGGATGATTGGGACGATGTAGCAACGGCAGTCGAGCTGATAAAGGAGATGAATAAGGATGGCTGAAGAAGTCGCAGCATTTGACCGAACAGAGCTTCGGCAAGTGTATAAAGCCTTCTCCTTGCTAGGCGATGAAGCCAAAGCCGAGGCTCGCCAGACTTCTAACAATCTTGCTACTTATCTTCAAGGTGCTATCGCTGCCAAAGCTAGAACTAGAACTCAAGGTCAAGAAGCAATCAACAGAATCGTTAGCGGATCTAAAGTTTCTAAGACCAGCACTACTGGCGAGATTAAGTATGGCTTTGCTAGTCAAAGATTTAGCGGTGGCGCTAATACTCAAATGCTTTGGGCTGGCTTTGAATTTGGTTCTAACAAGTTTAAGCAATTTCCTGCTTACTCTGGCAGACAAGGGCGCGGCTCTCGCGGATGGTTTATTTATCCAACACTTCGCCAAGAACAGCGCAATATTGTGGCACAATGGACAGCAGCATTTAACAAAATCTTAGATAAGTGGGGCATCGGTGGCATCTGATTCGAGAGCCTTAACGCTCAAGCTTTTAGCAGATACGGCAGACTTTCAAAAAAAACTGCAAGAAGGATCTAAAGATGTAGATTCTATTGGCGAAAAAGCAGCAGAATTTGGCAAGAAGGCAGCAGCAGCCTTTGCAGTAGCTGGGGCAGCAATTGGCGCATTTGCCGTCAGTGCAGTCAAAGCAGCAGCCGAGGATGAAGCAGCTCAACTCAAATTAGCCGAGACAATACGCAGCACAACTAAAGCGACAGATGAACAAATCAAGGGCGTTGAGAGATACATAACGCAGACTTCTATCGCTGCTGGTATTACCGATGACCAATTGCGTCCAGCATTTAGCCGATTGGTTCGCAGCACTAATGATGTTGAAGATGCTCAGAAGCTACTAAATTTAGCATTAGATTTGAGCGCAGCTACAGGCAAGCCGCTTGAAAGCGTTACAAATGCGTTAGGTCGCGCTTATGATGGCAATACCACAGCGCTTGGCAAGTTGGGTCTGGGCATTGATGCAGCTGACCTTAAGTCGCAGGATTTCGATACAACCTTCCAACAACTAACTAGCACCTTTGGCAACTTCTCTGAGAATGAAGCGCAGAGCACACAGAAGCAGATGGAGCGCGTCAAAATTGCTTTTGATGAAGCTAAAGAATCTATTGGCGCAGCTTTGCTTCCAGTTGTCCAAGAATTGACCGCTTGGATTTTAGAGAACTTTATTCCAGCACTTGAGGCATTTATTTCAGGTTTAACTGGGTCTGGCGGCTTAGATGAATCATTGACTGATACGCAAAAAACAGCGGTTGAATGGGGTAAAAAGGTAAGAGGCTTTATTGATAGAATTATTGAACTAAAGGATGAACTTTTCTTAGTCGCTGGAGTATTAGCGACAGTATTCGTAGTAAGCAAAATAGCGGCTGGAATTCAGGCCACAATTTTATTAATCCAAGGATTAGTCGCTGCTTATGTTGCTTTAAGAAATAGCGCAGTTGCAGCAGCTATTGCATCCCGATTTGCTTTGAATCCGTTAGCTGGCCTTGCTACTGGAGCAGCAGTTGTCGGAGCGATTATTGCAGCGGTTAAATTATTTGATAATCAGACAGCGGCAGCGGCTGGAACTGGTGGGAATACAGTTGCCTCATCAAGCTTGCCGTCAGGTTTTACTCCTGCAAGTCCTGCTGCCGTTACGACTACTAATTCTAATAATTTTGTAAATTCTAGCGTTAACACTCAAGGCAAAAATATAGCCGTATCTAGCCCAACGCAGACCCTAATTGAGCAAGTTACTCAAGAAAACTTTTTGAAGAATATGCCAGCAGGATCATTTAATGTTGCTGGATTTAGACAAGCTGAAGAGCGCGGTAATGTGGTTATTAATGTAAATGCTCCATCGGTAATTGATGAAGAAGGCTTTAGCCGAGCAGTTGCTTTAGCTCTTAATAATAGTAATCGTAGAACTGGTGGCGGTGGTTCAAGTCTGATTACGCAGGATGTCCAATGACCGCTTGGAGTCCAGTTTATCGGGTTAAGGTCAATGGCTCTACAGTAACCAGCGCAACCCTTAGCGGACTTACTATTAGTTCAGGCCGCGATGATATTTACTCCCAGCCCCTTGCTGGCTATTGCAGTTTAACCTTGATTGAGACTGCTGAGGCAGCAGTTCCTTATGAAATTAATGACGCGGTGAGTATTGAGGTTCAAGATTCAACTGCCACTTATGTAAATCTATTTGGCGGTTTCATAACTGATTTAGGTATTACAGTCCAGACTTCTGGCTCAACTGCGACCAGCCAAAGAATACAAATAACCGCCGTTGGAGCTTTAGCCCGACTTAACCGCGCCGTCTATACTGGCAACTTTGCTCATCAATTTGATGGAGATCGCATAGAGGAATTACTTAGCACAGTTCTATTTAATCAATGGAATGAAGTTCCAGCAAGTTTAACTTGGGCCACTTATGAGCCGACTACTCAATGGCTCGATGCAGAAAATAGCGGATTGGGTGAGATAGATACCCCAGGAGATTATGAGCTCCACTCTGAAAATGGCTTGGACGATACAGTTTATAATCTCGCTTCTCGCTTTGCCACAAGCGGACTTGGTTATCTCTATGAGGATTCGCAAGGTCAAATCGGTTACGCCGACTCAACGCATAGGTCTGCATATTTAGCTGCTAATGGTTATGTTGATTTAGATGGCAATCATTCAATCGGGCCTGGACTTTCAATAATTAAGCGAGCTGGCGATGTCCGAAATTCAATAACGATTAGCTATGGAACTGCAGGAGCAGAAGTAACCGATCAAGATGCCGCCTCAATTTCTGAGTATGGACTTCTTGCTTCTAGCATATCGACAACACTTCGCAATCAAGGCGATGCTCAAGATCAAGCAGCCTTCTATTTACTTATCCGCGCTTATCCTCAATTTGCA